GCTATCATAAATCTCTAGCTTGTAATAAATCCCTTGGTCATTTTGAAACTCTGCTGTTCTTCTAAGTGCCATTAGTAACCTCTTGTTCTGTTTCTGTTTCCTCTTGCTCTATCGCTTGATATTAATATATCAGAGCCGCTTAATCTTCCGAACACCTCAACTTGACCACCTCCAGCGTTTCCAATCATTCCTTGTAGTTTGTCTAGCGGTGCTATAACCTCTGGATTGACTGCGCTTGTTCCTGGTCCTTCACCTACCATTGCTAAGGTTGCTCCGCTTACCATACCACCCTCCCCAAAGGGAGGTATTACTTTATTAAATAAACTACCAACAACACTTCCAGATGCAGCCGCTAAAGCTAAGTTAAACGGAAAAGGAACACTTGAAAAAACCTTCGCAGCATAAGCAGCAGTGGCTTCTGCAACCTGTGTTTTGATAACTTGTCGAGCAGCATTTCCAGCAGCCGCAGCAACTTGTCCGAAAGAAGCCTCTGCACTTGCAGCCATTGAGTGAAAAGCAGATTGAAATGTTGAAGCAATTTTAGCCATCGTTTCCTCTGTCTTTTTTGCAATCTCATTAAGTTCTGCAATCTCCTCTTTTGTTCTTACTAATAAAGAAAATGCTTCTGGCTCTACTTCGGGAACAACCTTAAAAGAAAAGTCAGTGAATTTACTTGTGTCAAATTTAGGTGCTTGTGTTTGACCTCCATCTCCTCCGCCTCCGCTTGGTGCGCCAACACCAAAAGCGTCTCCTATTGCGCTCAGAGATTTTTTAATTTTTTTACCTTGATTTTCTATAAATGTTCCGAAGTCTTGGAAGTCGTTTTCATAATCTTTTGTTTCAACCTTCAAGTCCTCTAATCCGTCCGCCATATCTTCAAAAGGATTGGGAATTGGATTTTTTCCAAAGAATTCCAGAGCTTCATTGAAACCTTTTATTATATTACTGACTGGATTGAACTCAACAAGAAATTGAATCATTTGAATTAGAGCATTTTTCCACCAGTTAATATCTGAAAATCTTTCCTTAAATGCTTCCCAATTGTCAACAACATACAATATCCCTAGAGCGAGAGCAGCAATAGCAGCTGCAATAGCGATGAATTTTATTCCTAAAGTTGCCACCACCGTAGCTATGCTACCTAAAACAACCAAAAGAGGTCCTAAAGCTCCAGCTAAAATTCCGAACACAACAGTGTTTTCTTTAGCTTCAGGCGATAGGTTTCTAAAAGCATTGACTAATCCTTTGAAGAACTCAATCCCTTTTTGTGCAATTGGTAAAAGAACTTGTCCAATCTCAACACCAAGATTTTCAAGGTCTGCCATCAAGCGTCTTGTTTGATTTGCAAAAGACCCACTTGTTCGCTCATAGTCACCAATTGCGTTTGCACTTTGTCTAGCAGCGAGTTCAAATGTGAGTGTCGCTTTTGCAACCCTGTCTAGTTCTTTAAATACAAGTCCTTGTTCTGCTGCAAACGCTTTTAAATCTGCTTCAGTTATTGCGATTCCTAATTGTTTTACAGATTCTCTTTCTCCTAAAAGTGCTTTTGTTAATGCTTGACTAGCAGTAGCCGCTCCTCCTTCAACATTTGTGAAGGAAGCCAAGTCAACCGCTAACTTGTTTACATCAGCAGAAAGTTTGAGAGCTTCTTCTTGAGTGAAACCAAAACCTGTCAACAAGTCTCCAGTGTTACCAAGTAGCTCCATCGATGCTTTCGATGATAGTCCAAAATCTCTTTGTAAACTTTTAGCAGTCTGGTTTGCTTGTGCTTGAATATCTCTAAAAACGGTGTTGAATTTAGATTGTGTTTCTTGGAAATCAGAAGCTAATTTGATAGAAGCCACACCTAAAGCAGCTAACGGAAGCGTTAAATTTTGAGAAAGTGATTGACCTGTACGCTTCATTGAAGCACCAAATTTCTTCAGTGATTTGGTTGCTTTTCTCAATCCACTTTGAAACTGTTTATCGTTTAATGTTAACGAAACCGAGAGTCTTTTTCCAGCCATTATATTTCTATTTTATATTTTTTTATTGCGTACTCAGCAGCTTTCTTTCGTTGTTCAAGATTCATTTTTTCCTCTTTTTTCTCCCATTCAAACTTCACCAAGTCGGTCGGATTGAGTTTGGAATTTTTCTTTTTGTGCGGTTGTAAAATCAAACAAGCCAACCATCTTGTTCTCTCCCATTCAAACCTTTCTTTCATTTCAAACTGTTCATTTCGACCTCTCTGCAAGAGAAAGAACTCGTGAAATGTTAAGCTCCAAAACTCTTTTGGGAGTAAGCCAAAACCGTAAGCAATGGCTTCTAAATCATCCCAGTCTATTTTTTCTTTCGAGGTGTTTTCTTCACCTCTTTTTCGTTTCCCTCGTCTTTGAATTTTGCAGAAAATTGTTCTCCGAATACATCAAAACACTTTTGTAGTGCTTCAAAATCTTCATCCAAAATATCTCCAATATCCTCAACTGTCAAGTCAAAATCTTTTCCAGCTACTCTTGCTCCATCTTGCAATCCAGCAAGGATAAGCTGACACGCATCATCAAGAGATATGTCTTGACCTAACTTGTCAAGGTCTTGCAAACTTGTGTTTGTTTTTTTACAATAAATTCTAAGAGCGTTCATTCCGAATCGAATCGGATAATCGTTTCCGTTAAGTATTACTACTTCAAACATTTTTCGTTGGTATTAAAGTTAAGTTAGTGAGGAGAGCCGAAGCCCATCCCCACCAACGAAATAAATTAAACAGTAGGATTCAAGATTGCTCCCGTTCCTTCTAAACTTACTGAATAAGTAGGTGCATCTTCCACACCACCAGTAACCTCTAGAGAAGTGATAAAAGCACTTCCAGTGTACTTGTGTCCAGCTTGAACATCAAGAGCAAAAGTGAAAGTCACTGCTGTTCTGTTCATCATATTAGTAAACAACTCTTCTGGGTCAGTAGTAGAAGCAGTGTCTAAGAAATCCATTAATCCATCAGCAGACAGAGAAAATGATTTTTGTCCTCCTAATAAATCTCTGAATCCAGCAGAGTCTTTTGTGCTTATGTCAATCGTGTCCACGTTCATTGACAATGTGCAGCTTGTTGAGTGAAGTAGTTTGAATTCGTCAGCAGCACCTTGAGCAGCTTGGACCTTCAAAACTAAATCCGTTCCATTAAAAATAGCCATAATTTTTAGCTTAAATAGTTAATAATTAATTATCATCCAAGGAAGGTGCTGTTTCTTTTTGAACTTCCTTCTCTTTAGATTCGTTTGTCGGTTTTGCTATGGCATCCCATATTTTCAAAACTCGGTATGCTTTTCCCTCGACTGTGTAAACTTTGCCTTTTTTATATTCGACACCTCTAAATTCACAGTCTTTTTTAATTTTTACTTTCATATCTTATCTATTAATGTTAAATCTGAAATCCATTGCAACATAGTGGATTCCATCATCTCCAAACTTATCATCGTAAACATCGTTAGAATCTTCAAAGAAACACTTATCTATTTGCACTCCTTCTACTGTTTGGCTTTTGTAATCTAAAGCCGCACGAACCTCAGTCGATAAATCTTGAGCTTGAGCGTAAGTAGTGCCAAAAGCAGTAATCTGGCAACGAATATAATCGTATGTTGAAACACCGTTCTTTGTATTGTTTGGAGTGGTGTCAATTATAAAATAAGTAATGGCTGGAATAGTTTCTCCAAAAGGAATCTTTTGTGGAAATATCCTTGAACCAACATAATTGGAAACTCCAGCAGTGTTTCTTAATATAGAATTTATTGCCTTTCCTAAATCCATTACAATCCTTTCTTTTTAAACCTTTTGTCAATAATACTTCTCAAACTTGGAAGGATTGAGTTTGCAACCTCTTGTCCAACTGCTTTCACAGTTTTGTCCATATATCTTTCACCACCTTCTCCGTCTTTTCCATATTCAATGTAATACATATATCCAGTAGGAAGTTTACTGTTTTGTTTTCCTTTGGATGTTTTTCTCGGACCAACCCCAACAATTGGCGGTTTGCTTTTTGCTGTTCTAATATTAAAAGCTCCGATTGACTTATATAAATCTCCAGAGTCTTTGTGTTCTTTGTAGAAACCTTTTAATTTTTTGACTGCTGGTTTCAATGCTTTTCTCATTGCTTGGCGCACAATAGTCTTTGTACCTCTATCAAATGGAAGAAGTTTATCCAAGTCCTTTTGGATTTGGCGCAATTCTTTTTCGTCAACTTCAAGCGTAATCATTAGTCAGTCGTTTTTTCTTCTACTCTTAATATCAATCCTTCTTTCCTTCCTATCTCCTCAACAGAACGGATAAACCAATCTTTTGAGTTGTATTCAATGTAGTGCTTAGGAGAAATTTGTATGTCTGAACGATAACGAATTGTCATCTTTGCTGGAGCTGTTCCGATAAATGTGTCTGCTTCATATCCAGCTTTCCCCTTTTCAAATTCAAACCTAGCCCAAACAGTTGCAATAGTTGAGTTACTTGCAATATTTTCACCAAACCCGTCTTGTGTAAATGTAGCTTGTTTTATTACTACTAACCTATCTAGTTTCCCAATATTCATTATCCTTGCACTCTATAAGGCATCAATAAAAATTCTGCCGATTGAGGAATCTCTTTGTAAGTTCTATCACTTACAGTTTGTCTTGTTTCATAGTAAGTTCCAATCATCAAAAGTATAGCTTGTTTGATTGGTGCTGGAACTTGAGAAGCCCCTCCAAAACCAAGAGTAAAATCTACAACTACTGCATTTGGTTTGTCGTAAGTGCTTGGAATAGTTGCATCAGGAGCAAAGTATATTCTTGCTGGTTTTATACTACCATCTCCAAAATAGTTAGCAGCAGCTAGAGTTTGAGAAGCATTGTCAGCATCAGAGTAAGTGATTGAGTTTACTGTCAACTGTCTTAAAGTTCCCTTCAATAGATTGAAATAATCTGGAAAAGCATCTATATCTAAATACCAAGACTGCTCCATTAAAGCCAGATTTGTGTAATTTTCAGCAGCAGAAGTTGCCACGCTGATAAGCGTTTCAATGTAAGTATCATCAGCAGTAAACGAGCTGTCAATTCTTAAATGTGTTTTTGCTTCTGCAACAGATACTGGAGTTAATGTTGGGGCTGTTTTCAACCTCAACTTTCCATACCCTGTCGTAACCGAAATACCTAAATCTGTGTTTGTTATCATGTCTTTTGTTGGTAAAAATGGAGGAGAGCCGAAACCCTCCTCCAGTATTTAAATCAATTATGCATTTGCAATCTTAACGAAAGCAGTGTCATTTTGAACAGCATCTCCATCAACTAGAGAAGTTACAATCATTCTAGTTTGACCGATTCCAGCATCTGTGTAAGGGTCAACCAAAATATCCAAACCACCAAATTGAGCGATGTGAACTTTTGAGAAGTCACCTAATAAATAATCTGAACCAGCGTTTCCGTTACCAACAGAAGCAGAAGTGAAAGCAAAGTACCCAGCAAGAGTCTTGTCTCTGTTATCATAGATAGGAGAAACAGAAGATACTTGAGCTAAAACCTTAGATTCAGCAAGTGCAGCAGGGTCTAGTAACCAAGCCATTCTTGCGCCTTCTAATTGAACACCATTAGCAAGTAATGTAGCTTCCATATTTAAAAGCTCAGCAGCAGTAGGAGCAGCACCAGCAACAGCTTGAGTTGCAGCATCTAAGAAAATAGATGTTGGAGCGTTAGTTACATCAGCAGCACCCAATAACGCAGATTCTAAAGAAGCAGCAACAGAAGCAGCCATATTTCTACGAAGTGCTGCTTCGATTCCAGCATTCTGAGTCATTGCTTCAGCAGAAACATTAACAATAGATATACATTTTTTAGGAGTCAAAGTTACATTTCCAGCAGTTCCAGCAGCAGTTGGCGCTCCAGCAGTTCCAGCTTCATCAACCCAACCAGAGTTAATAGCACTAAATACACCAAATTTTTGGTTATCAACACCAGAGTAAAAGTTAGCACCTGCACTCATTAACACTAAATTGTTTTGTAATTGGTCAGTCCAAGAAACAAACTCAGTAGCATTACCAGCATCAGTTCCAACTTGCGCTCTGTATTCAAGAACAGAAGAAGGAATAGCAAGACCTCTGTAAGATTGTCCACTATAACGAGCTTCATTTAATGCTTCTTCGTGCATTTCCTTTACTAATCCAGTCATATTTCCAGAGTGAGCAGCTTTTATAGCTTCTTGGAAAGAATAATCACGAATTTCTTTTGGTGACTCAGTTTCCATTACTGGCTCTGATTTAGCAGCTTTGTTTGCTTGTAATGCTTCAAATGAAGCAGCACGTTTAGCCATACCCTCTAAAGAGTTAGCTTTTTCATTTAGAGAATCAAACTCTGTTGTTTCACCTTCTGTAAGCTCACGACCTTCAACTTTCGCTGAGTCCACGATTGCTTCCATATTTTCAACAACTGAAGCTCTCTCCTCTGTGTAGAATTTAGATGTTTTCATCTTTTTTTCAGTTTAAAAATTAATTACTTTTTATTTATGATTGACAAACGCAACTCAGCGAGAGAGCGTTTAGTTAAATCCATTTCTTCTTTCGACCTCTCTTCCTTCTCTTTTTCAAGGTTCTCTTTCATAACCTTTTCATCTTCTGTTTTTTTCCACTCTTCCATAGAACGTAGTGCAACAGATGCTTCTTCATAAGCTGGATAGGTGACAGCACTTACATCGTACAAACGAGAAACTTTGTTTATTGTTCTGATATTCACACCCTCTCTAACCTCCCAAGAATCATCCTCAACAACGAAAGCAAAAGAACTCTGATTGATTGTTCCGTTTCTCATTAGCTCTATTAAATCACGACCTAAAGAAGTGTTTGCAACCTTTGCTTCATATTTCAAACCTCTTTCATCAGTAGATAAACGAAGCGTTCCGTTTGTTGTTCTAGCTAAAGGAAGTCCATCGTGATTGATTAAGAAACGAACATCATCCTCCAAGCGACCATCAAAAGCACCTTCTGCAATAATCTCTCTGAATCCACCTAGCTCGTTTGATAGTGTATTGAACACGCTTCCGTATCCGACAACAACATTGTCCTCACCCTCTTGGCGAAGTTCTAAATTTTCTACATTGAAAGTTCTAATCTCTTTGTCAGGATTAGTTCTCATTTCCTGTGGAGCGTTCTCCAATTTGTTTTCTTCCATTTCTTTAATTTCTTTTACTTTGTCAGCACTCCAAGTAAATGCTTCATCTCCTCCCCACAATTCCCAAGCGATGCGACCAGCAGACGGGAAACCATCTTCTCCATAATTGAAGCCTTCTGCATCCTTATCAACCTCGTGTCTGCTTAAATAGCTGAATATTCTTTTTGTTCTATCAGCAGTAATCTTTTTATCTATAATAGCATTTGCTGTTCCTACTCCTACATCCGTTCCGCCTCTTTCAAATTCTTCTCTCCAATCTAAACCTTGTTTTGCATTGTCAATCATTGCTTGAGTTGGGGTGAAATCAATATCATCTATTGCTCTTTCTTCTTCTATTTGTGCAATGCAAATAGCCAACCTTTGGTCTTCATCATATTCAGCAACCATTGTTTCATCAATCATACAACGGTCAATGAATTGCTCTTGTGTTTCGGTATCGTTAGGAGTTGGAATCGGCATCTTCTTCTGTTGTTCCTATCGGTGCAAAATTTAATGGGAAATAGTGAATATCTCCTTCTTCACCGATTCTGTTTAGTTGCTCCGCCTGTCTTACCTCGTTAATTGACAATGCACCAATCTGCATCATCTCACGATAATAAGTAGCTCTAGCGTTGCTATCTCCTCTCAACAATCCTTTTGTATCAAACTTCACTTCGTACTCTCCAAACTCATTATCTCTGAATAATTTAATATTCATCTCTTGCTCTAGTTGTACTAAGTAAGGAGTCAAAGTAAAGCGAACAAAGTCAGTTGATAGCTGTTCTATTGAGTTGTGATTCGCTGACTTCTCTAAGTGTCCTATCAATGAAAGTGGAGTTCTAAATATTCTTGCTATTTCTTCAACTTGGAATTGTCTTGATTGTAGCAACTGCTTATCATTTGCACTTATTGAAATCGGCTTGAAGTCCATCCCTTGCTCTAAGATTGCAGTCTTGTTTGAGTTGTATGGTCCTTGATGCCTTGAGTTCCAAGAGTTTCTCAAGCGTTGTATTTGTTCATCAGTTAACTTGTGGTCTGTCTTTAATACTCCAGCCACTTGTGCAGCTTGACCGAAGTATGTTGCTGCTGTTATGTTAGCACCTAACGAAAGTCCGATTGTATCGTTTTGCATTTTAAGAACTGACTTTCCTTTTTTACCATCGAAACCAGTTCCCATAAAATGAAGTATATCAGTTTGCGGAATCGGTTGTTCAAAGTCAGCGTGTTGATAGAATAGATTTCCCTCAAAAGGAATCACATCTACCTTGTCGGGATTAAGATAAATCAATGCAGTTGGTCTTGCGCTTCCATCTCTTTCGATTAAGAAATAACAATTTCCCTCAAGCAATAAGTTTGTCATTGCTACCGAGAAAAAGTTGTAAGTCGTTTGATATTGATTAGGTCTTTGAATTAGTTTTGAAACAGGATGCGCTGTATCCATCTTTCTGTCACCATCTTCTTCAACTCTATATGTGTGGATAGGTAGTGAGCCGATGCTCTCAGAGATAACACGAACACAAGCTAGAACAGCCGAGAAAGAAAGTGCAGAGTTTTTGTCAACAGCAACTCCAGCATTAGCGCCAAACATCGGAGAGTTGACCTTTAAAAAAGTGTTTCCGTTATCTCTTTTTTCTGAACGGAGAAAATCAAATAATCCCATAAATAAAAACTATACTACAAAGATACAAAACACTTCCCTAAATAAACACAAAACCCCTATCATCATAAGGGTTTTCTTCCGTAGTATTTCCGTTCATATAAGAACCTAAAGCCATAACAAGAGCAATCATCCCATCAATCTTTTCGCTTGACTTTGCTTTATCCATTTTAATGTTTCCAGCAGGGTCTGTTTTCATTGCTAAATTAGAACACATCCATCGAAGCACTTTGTTCCCTCCGTGATTCAATTCCTTAGCAAGAACAATCTTTTCCAGTTCTTTTGTGGGTGCGCTCATTGAAGCAAACCCTTGACCAAATGGAATCATTGGAAGTCCATCGTTTACCAAGTCAATCACCAACTGACTTGAGTTCCATCTATCATAAGCAATCTCTTGTATGTTTACAACCTCAGCAATTTCTTTGATTCGTTCTTTGATGTAGTTGTAATCAGTAACATCGCCTTCGGTTAGTTCCATTAGATTCTCCTTTTCCCAACCGATATAATCAACTCCATCTCTTCGGCTTCTCACAAATGCAGTTTCTTTTGGTGTCCAGAAGTAAGGTAAACAAACGAGCTTCTCATCTATCTCAGCTAACAATACAAGACACGAAACGTCTCGAACAGATGCAAGGTCAAGACCACACCACACTCTTTGTCCTCTGAATTGTTCAAGTGTCACTTCTTCAAAGTTGCACTCCATCCATTGTGCATCGCTTAACCATTTAGAAGCTGAACTCATCCATTGATTGAGATGCAGCATTCTAAAAGTGTTTTCATAACTTGGCATCTTAACAGCTTTCTCTTGTTCTCTTTTTAGATAGTCAAGTTTAACGACACCACTTTCAAGAGCTGGGTTTGCTAGTGTCAATGCTTCTTCACTATCCCACTCAACATCCATAGGACAAGCAAATTTTACATAGTAGAAACTCGAATCCTCTATCACACCCTCTGACACTTTACGACCATATTCTTCAGTTTTAAAACAAATGCTTTCTCTGTTATATCCAGCAGTTGTGATTGCGATTGTCAAAGGTTGCCTTCTAGCACCTACCGAAGTTGTAAGCGCATCCCAAAGTTGCGCATCTTTCTGAACAAAAAATTCATCCATACAAACGAACGATGCGTTATATCCAAACTTGGAACTTGCTTCAGCACTAATTGCTTTAAATGCTGAATTGCTTTTTTCGTGAATTACAGAGCTTTTAAAAACCTTGAGATTGTTATTGAGTTGGCTATCTGAACGAACCATTGAACTAGCAACGTCAAAGATGATTCCAGCTTGTTGTCTATCACCAGCAGCAACATAACACTCAGCCGATGGCTCACCATCAGCGCACAGCATATACAATGCGATAGCAGAAATAAGAGTTGACTTTCCGTTCTTTCTAGGAAGGCAAATGTAAGCAGTTCTAAATCTTCTGAGGTTTGTTTCTCGGTATTTCCAACCGAATAAATCACGAACAATCTTTTTTTGAAATGGCTCTAGTAGAAATGGCTGTCCTCCCTTCTCTCCTTTAATGTGCTTGATGTGTCGTTCAACAAAAGCCACCACTCTATCAGCAGCACCTTCATCAAAATAAAACTTATCACATTCCTTGAGTTTCATATCAATCGAAGTTGCGGTTGATGAGAGTTAATTCTTTTGCTTGCAATTTCAAAATATTTATCATCCATTTCGATTCCAATGAAATTTCTGTTTGTTTTTTTGCAAGCGATACCAGTTGTTCCGCTACCCATTGTAAAATCCAAAACTGTTTCGTTTTCGTTGGTGTATGTTTTTATTAGGTACTCCATTAACGCAACAGGTTTTTGTGTTGGATGTTTACCCGTTTCAGTATTAAATTTTTGAATTGAACTTGGGTATCTTAAATTTTTACCTGATGAATAAACATATTCAATATCACCATTATTGACAAAATTACCGCCATTTATAGCCGATGTTTTATTTTTAAATTTATAGTTAAATCTGTTTTTTCCACTCTCGCTTCTTTCTTCTTTTATTGGATAATAGTTATGTTTATTAAATACGCTAATAGTTTCGTGTTCTTTGAACGGTCCATATTTTAAAGTTGCAAAATTAGAACCTCTATTTTTTTTCCATATCCAATCATACTTGAAATTCTTAATATTACTCATTCTTAAAGCACTGCTAAAGGGTTCAGAGCCAAATAAAACTATTGCACCATTTTCTTTAATAATTCTGTTCAACTGCTCCCACATCAAATTAAAATCAATAACACTATCCCATTTACAAGCTGTCGTTCCATAAGGAGGGTCTGTAATTATAGCATCAACACTATTATCTCTAATAGATTTCATTACCTCTAAACAATCACCGCAATATAATTCAATCATTATCCAAAGAAATTAAAATCGTCAGTCTTTTCTTCTTCTTGTTCTGGCATACTAAGCGAAGCTCTGTCCGAAGGACTAAACCCAAACTTGCTTGCAAGTTTTATCGCATTTTGGAGAGCGGCTTGAGCGATTTTGTATTGTGGAGCAATCTTAGAAGCTCTCAACTTACCATCTTTGTCGTATGTGCGTTCTGTAAACTTACCTCCCATCTCATCCATAATCCTGTGATATGTTCCAATCTCAAAACAGTAAGCAGATAAAATAGATAGGTCAACAATGTGAAGCATCTTAATTCTTGACAGTTCGCTAGTTGTAACATCCCACTCCTTCTGAGCAAACTCATCAAAATAACTTGGAGCAACTGGCAACGTCACTACTTCTGTAACTTGCATTTCGTTGGATTCAGTTCTGCATTTTCGCAACGTGCCTTGAAGCTCTTTTATCTTTGTTGGTTTTACTGGTCGTGCCATATCTATATCTAGTTCCCTACTATTTACCCTTAGTTTTGGATATCAAAAATTGAAAGGGTTGGCGGTGCTTT